TATAAAATCTTTTGCGCTTTCTACATATATTAACTCGGTTTCATCACTTAACGGCAATGGTATTGTTTCCAACATACCTAATCCATCAATAGCATTAAAGTATAAATCTTTGCGACCTGTTGAAAAAACATACTGAACATTATCACTTAATACCCATCCTATAAAATCTACATTTGAGCCACTTAATAATCTAACAAAGTACTTCCTATCATCTAATGTAGTAAAGTCAGGCATATCATCTACATTATCAGTAACATCTATTGCCACGTTTAATTGACTAACATAAATAGGCTCAAAAGCATCATCGCTTCTTGGTATGTATTGTAATTGTAAACTTATACAAGGATATTCTATAATCTCGCCATCGTAACCATCCTCATAAATATTTAGTACACTTGTAACATCCGATTTAGTTGCTGCCGTGATTCTATATTTTATTTCGTATGCCATTAGTTTCCTCGTCTAATATTTAAGTTGTTGTTTGCTCTTTGAGTTGCTAAAACCAAATCACTACCTTTTAATAAAAATTCGCCTAAGAAATTACCACCACCCATTCCCATACCACCACCTACAGCTTCACCAATCGCACTTGTTCCACCTGTAATTGCACCTAAAATAGTTTTAAATAATAATGCTTGTGCAACCATTGAAATTAACTGAATTACTATTTGTTTAAATGCTGCTTCTAAAGCCTTACCAATATCTTCACCCATTACCATTGCTTGAACTACACTATCAAATGCAGGTGCAAGTAAACCAGTAATTGCTTGTGTTTGTTGTAATTGAAAGTTAAATAATTCTTGTGCTTTAGTTTGCTCGTTTATTTGACTTGTTAATTGAATCGCATCAAAACCACTTGTTCTACCACCCAATGGCGCATTTCCTGTTGGTGCTTTAAATGATGGCGCTGGTCCTCTTTGTCTTAATACAATATCAGTTGCTCCTTCACCTAAAGGTCTTGCTTGTAATCCATCTTGTAATGCCTTCTTTTGTTCCTTAATTGCTTTTGTTGATAAGTTTGTTGAATCGTTAAACTTAATTTGTTCACTAATTACTTTAGAATATTGACTATCTAATAATTGTAAGTTACCATCAACTTCTTTTATAGCTTCTTCGTTTTGTAATAATGCTTTATTTGTAATTTGAGTAGTGTAATCAAAAACAGTCATAACACTACCAGCATTTTTTACTGCCGATTTGAATAATTGCCAAGTTGCTGTTGCATTACTAACATTATCTCGCATTTCCTTTAGATTGCTTATTTGCAACCTTGCTTTTTTTGCTTCTTCTTCCGCTATCAATGTAGCGAAAGCCTGTGCCATTGCTTTCCTTCTTAATGCTGCAGTAATTTCATCTACAACAAGACTTAAAGCCTTGCCGTCTGTTATATCTAACTTTTGTAATTCTAAATTACCTTTATATGTGTTTTTTAATTCATCTAATGCCGTTGTTCTTTCTTTTGTACTTCTTGTAACATCGCCTACAATACCAACTAAAACATTTAATTTAGTTGATTCCGCTTCTGCTTCTCCAACTCCTTTTGCAATAGCATCATTTAATTTTGTTTGTGTTTTTTCAGCTTCCGTTGTTTGTGATACAAATTCAGCTATTTTAGGACCAAATGCAACCAATATAGAAGAAAGTGCGCCTATAGCTAAACCAATACCTGCTGGACCCATTAAACCTTGCGCCATAGCTTTTAAAGCACCACCTGCACCACCAGCATCTTTACTTAATCTTTGGAATGATTCTAATAAAGGGTTTATGTTATTCGCAACACCTATAAATCCATAAGGAGCATCTTGAGCAACTCTTGATAAGTTTGATAAAGCATTTGTTGACCTATCAGCTACATTTGGCAAAGTTTTAAACGCACTACCCAACTTTGTTGTTGCGGTAACTGTTTCTTGTATATTTTGAACCGCTTGTTTATTGTCTGCGGTTATCGTAATTTTTAACGTTTCTTGTGCCATTTTATTATTTTACTCCATACAACTTTAATGTCCTTGCCAATTGCTCTTGTGTCAGTTTAGGCTTATCTTCTTCAACTTCATCACTTGGTAAAGGAAAGAAACTTTTAATGCTTTTAGGACTTTTATCGGTTGTATTAGCTTTGTATATCATATAGCTAATCATCCTTGTTCTTTCCCATTCCTTTATTTGTTTATTGTCGAAAGCCTTTTTATATAATAAAAATTCTCGCCACGTCAATTGCCAAAACTCGTTAATCGTTAAGCCAACTTCAATAGCGAGAATAATTATTGAGTCCCAACTATAAAACCCTAATTTTTTTTTTCTTCCGTGCCTTTATCTGGCTTTAAATCTGGAGTCATTGAGTCTTGCATATATCTCATAAACTCAACTAATTGTCCATCTTTTGCCGATAACCCACCAACTTGGTCTATCCATTCGCACACATCAAACTCATCAAAGTCAATAGGCTTTTTAAGGCTCTTGCATCCACTTTCTGCTGCGGCTTGTACGATATGAACGATTGTATCTAAGTCATAAACCCCTCCAGATAAAACCTCGATTAGCTGCATTAGATTTTTATTCTCTAATTCGCAAAACCTTTTCATAGCCCAAGTTCCCCACTTTAGGTGGATTGTGTTGTTGTCAGTCTTTAATTCGTACATAGTTTTTTATTTATTATGCTTGTTCAGTTTGTGCAATAGGAGGTACACTTACTACGAAAGTTGCAGTAAATTTAACATCATCTTTATCGTCAGCAGTTACACCGAAATCGCTAATAAATACTAAAGAACCAGCACCACCATAAGTGATATCACCTGCAGTTGGAGTTGCTTTACCCATCTTAATTGCGAATAAAGTTTTAGCAGCGTGAGCAGCATATAATTGTTGGTAGCTATCTTTAGAAGGAGTACCTGTTTCGTCAATCGCAAAACCTTCACACTCAAAAGATTGAGAGAAAGAAGGAGCTGGAGTGAACTCGTTACCACACTTAGAAGTTGCATCTATTGTGTCATTAGTCGATGTTAATGAGTTGGTAGTCAAACAAGCAACAGGCTTGAATGTTCCATCATTGTTTATGTCAGCTAAAAGAATATAATCTCTTGCGCTTACTTTTGTTTCTGGCATTTTATTTAATTTTAAATTTGTGTTATTATAATGTTATAAGTTATCAATACTCTAAAAACGTTATCTAAAGGGTTTAAGCCGTCTAAATTCCTAATACTTTCTACACTTAAACTTGATGCACTAAACCCATTTGATAAGGTTATTGTTGTATCCGAGTTTATATCTTCTAATATCAAATCGCTTATAGCTTCAGCACGTTTATAACCAAAGTTAGCATTTTTTGTAATAATATCAACTGTGATGCTAATACTATTTGTGTATCCTGCTTTACCTTGTTCTTGGCTTGATGTTCTACCTGTCATTACAATATACTCATTTCCTGCACCTTCTGGAGCAAAACCATCGTAAACGACTAATCCACTTGCACTTGTTAAGTTAGTATAAAACCACTTTTTTATTTCTATATTAGGGTTAAGCATTTAATATCTTTTTTAATCTTTCTATTAATTTAGGCTTTTCTACTTCATAAGCTGGTATTAAAAATGGTTGTGGTGTAATACCATTCTTTAATATTTTTATAGCTAAAAACCTTGCCAACTTTTCATCTTGTGATGTTTGTGTTGACCTACCACCTAACCTTCTACCACTTTTTACACTATAAGTACCAGCTAATCCTTTCCTTTTTACCCACAAAGTTAACGCTTGAATCATATCATTTAAACTACCACCTTTATTCCCTTTAAATGTTGCAGCATAATCTTGATATCCAGATGGTATTGAAACCTTTCCACCTGTACCAAATTCAACATAAGCACCATAAGACACTCCAACCTCTACATAATGCGTTAACTTATCTTTACTTGTAGCGTGAATACTTTGTCTTAAAGTACCCAAATTTACAGGAGCATTTCTTTTAGCATCCCTTTCAATCTTCAATGTTGATGCTGACATTTCTTTAGCTATGTCATTAGCTATCTTACTATTAAGGTCAGCTAACTTTTTTTCAAGTCTTGGGATGCCAGATAAGTCAATTCCAAATGCCATTACTTGTAAATTATTAACTCCAAGAACCTATTTTGGTTCTCTACGTTCTTAATGGAATGTATTGTAAATCTATCGCCTTCAACCTCAACTTCGTCTGAATCTGTTATAGCAGCACCAAAACGAATATAAAGCCTGTTTCTTTGGTCAAATTGCAATTCCGACTCTCCTACCTCACGAACTTGATTATCTGGTCTTAAATCGCCCCAAACAGTGCTTTGTAAGGCAAACGTGGTTGTGTACCCACCTTGACCATCACTTGTTCTTGTGGCAGCATAGATTTTAACCTCACGAGTCATCGTGTTGGCATCAACGTAGTTTGCTTTCGCTTTTCCTAACTTCATATTATAAAATTGGGCTTATTCTTGTCCATCTTTGACACGCTTTCCAA